CCTTGGAAATAAAGTAATATAATACCATGAAACACATTATCCTTATACTTTGTCTTATCGCTCCAGCTTATGGTCTTTCTCTTGATAAGAGATTAGAATTAGTCAATGCTCTCGCAATGGTTGAGAGTCACAATAACCCTCACGTTCAAAGAGGTGATCATGGTAAAGCTTACGGTATTCTCCAGATCCGTAAAGAAATGATCGAGGACGCAAATCGCATTTCACGTCACGAAACTTATATTCTTGAAGATGCTGAAAACCCTTTAAAAGCTAGAGAGATCGCGCTTAAAGTTCTTACATACTACAATGACTATATCCTTCGTGTAGAACATCGTGAAGCCACTGCTCAAGAACTAGCTTATATCTGGAATGGCGGCGGTTCAGCTTGGAAACGAGTATTTCATCCTCGTCACGACGAAAAGCAATCACACCTTGAGATCTATTGGAACAAGGTCTCGAAATACTATCGTTGATAAATATCGCTAGTTAATTGACACTTAATGTTTATTTCCTAGAGCCTATTTCAGTCACGAAGTAGAAAACTCAAAAGATTTCAGTCACTCCCATGGTGACTTATCTATCGTAAAAGCGACTTTACGAAATAGCCTCTAGCAAATAAACATTTTTGTGTTGTACATTTGACGAGAGCGTGATAAGATATTTTATATGAAGACAAAATATGTCCGTCAAGAATTGATTGATCTCTTAAGAGAAACAGCTGTGACTATCAATTTCACGAAAGTAGATGGTACTAAGCGTGACATGAAGTGCACATTGGTTTGGGACTTTATTCCTATAGAGCATAGACCTCAATCGAAAAAGAATGATGACGAAGCGCCTGCTCGTAAAGAGAACCTAGATACTATTCGAGCGTTTGACCTCGAAAAGTTCGGTTGGCGTTCATTCCGTCTTGATTCTATAAATTCAGTTGAAGTCTAATAATTCTATATGTCTATTGATTCTATCCTTAAAGCCTCAAAACAAAAAAAGAAACACAAGCCTGCAATAAAGCCAGTTGTAGACGAGAGATACACTGGTAAAGAACCTATCTGGGATAATTGGCAATCATGGACTGTAGATGAGTTCATGCAGGAAAGATTTCGTGCGATTAATTTCTATTCTTATTACTTTACCTCAAAAGAATTAAGACCTGCAGTTGTCGATTGGATGTCGACACATGGTTATACAAAAGAGGAGATTATAACTTTTAATAAGTCACCTGACTACTGTCCTGGAGTCACCGCTGGAGGACTTTGCACGAGTATGAATAGAGGCATGCCAGCTATACATCCTGAAGCTCAGGCTTATCATGATAAGATGGCAGGAGTTGGAGGAACTGCACGTTCAGATGAAGATTTCGTGAGAGAAGCAATTCTTGATGCTATACTTCAAGGATCAAAGGCTCGTGAAGAAGCACAAGCTTTAGCAGAAGACACCTCAGTTGAATCCGCAATATCACCTATGGTTCGTCTTCAGAAGAAGACTCAATCAACAATTATTCTTGATCTCGATATCATGCTTGATACCTGGATGGACGCCGACACTGATATAAAGGGTATTCTGGTTTATGATAAGATGAGAGAATATGATCTACCCGCAGCATCATGCACTCAGGTTTTAAATTGGCTTAATCGATATCGCGACTCAATGCAAGCTGCTCTTGATAAGACTGATCCAGATCTCGTAGAAGGATATAGGTATCTTAATGCTAAGCAGCTAAGAGCTCGTATTGATGCTCTGGAATCAATGTCTCAGGACTTAAACAAGTTTAAACACACTGCAAAAGCCCAGAGAGCTCCAAGAGAGAAGAAGCTACCTTCTGCAATGAGGCAGGTTGAGAGATTAAAGTATTGTAAACAAGATAATGATTTCAAGATCACTTCAGTGAATCCTATTCGAGTTGCAGGCGCTTATCGTCTCTTAGCATTCAATGTTAAAACAAGAACGCTGTTTGACTATGTTGCACAATCTGCAAATGGTATACTCATAAAAGGTACATCTCTAAAGAATATCGATGAACAAGCTAGCAGGTGTATTCGTCTCAGAAAACCTGATGAGGTACTACCTATAATCTTAAATGGCACTCCTAAACAAATCGAGAATGCCTGGAGCAAGCTTACTACAAAAGAGTCTAAGCCGAATGGCAGAGTCAATGAAGAGATAGTCCTATTAAGAGTCTTCGAGAGACGTATAGATAATTAATTAATTCGAATATAAAGTTGAGTGGTGAATTATTATTACCTGTACAGCTTTATAAATCGTGTATATAATTCAATCATCAAATACATGCTGGATAATCTTCTAACAAAAACAAAATTAGCTGCAATTGTCGAAAAGCTGGTTCAAACAGAAAAAATGACATATACAGAAGCCGTCCTTCACGTGTGTGATGAACGACACCTCGATCCCGCTGATATGGGTAAACTTATTGCTCCTACTATCAAATCTAAGATTGAAGCCGAGGCAATGAAAGCTAATCTATTACCCAAGAGCAATTCTCTCGATAGTTTCATAAAATAATAATGCAACCTTGGGATGCGTACTTAATATATAATGCTGTTCGTCTTCACTTTGATAGTGACGACTATGACGTATTTAAGTACAACTATAAAACTTCAGCGAAAGCCAAGTCGTTCTTTCAACGTAAGGATAGATTCTTTTTCGCTAAACTAGCAAAGAAGTATCCTGACAAACAAACTTTGGTCGACTTCCTAGTGGCAAACTTTACTCTTCGTGAGAAAGGTGGTTGCTGGGCAGGAGATCTTGTCGATCCAGTAAGTGATGAGGCTTATAGATTCTGGCTTAAAAAGAAAGAATCCATGACGTACTTCTTCACTGAACAAGTCGATACACTAGGGAATTATTGTGAGAGGAATAAGATCTATTTCGATAACTTATTAACGAGTCATGGAAATAATCCTCCGCTCATTGTAAAACTCTATACCGAGCATACCATTGAGTTAGAAACTTTGGTGATACTCGATCTCATGGTCAACTTTATGAAACAAACGAAGGTAACCGAGACAATCTTTTGGCCGGATTTCCACCGTAAGGTTCTAAAGTATAGACCATTCCTGAAGCAAAATGTGGATCTTAAAAAATATAAGGACATTGTTCTTAAAAGATTTACACTCGCTAAAGGGTAATTATATTATGATACGCTGTTATACAAACAATACAAAACAATACTACACTAATAAAATACTATGTCATTCGCAGATCTAAAGAAAAATCGTGCTAGCGCAATCAATAAGTTGACTGCAGCAGCAGAAAAAGTTGGTGGAGCAGGTGAAAAGAAATCCTATGAGGATAATCGTTTCTGGACTCCAACCGTAGATAAAGCAGGAAATGGATACGCAGTTATTCGCTTCCTTCCAGCATGCAAGGGAGAAGATCTTCCTTGGATCCGTTATTGGGATCACGGCTTTAAAGGCCCAACAGGTCGCTGGTACATCGAGAACTCTCTGACTTCGATCGGTCAAACTGATCCTGTAGGCGAGTTGAATTCCGTACTCTGGAACTCTGGCCGAGAAGAAGATAAAGAAATCGCTCGCGCTCAGAAGCGTCGCCTACACTATGTTGCAAACATCCTTGTAGTTTCTGATACAGCCAATCCATCAAATGATGGTAAGGTGTTCTTATACAAGTTTGGCAAAAAGATCTTTGATAAGATCGTTGACATCATGCAGCCTCAGTTCGAGGACGAGAAACCAGTCAATCCATTCGACTTCTGGGAAGGTGCAGACTTTAAGTTAAAGATCCGTAATGTTGAAGGATATCGTAATTATGATAAGTCCGAGTTTGCTTCTCCCGCTCCTCTTTTCGGTGGAGATGAAAGTAAACTTGAAGACGTCTATAATAATCTTTATTCTCTCAAAGAATTTACAGATCCAAAGAACTATAAGTCCTATGCAGAACTTTCCAAGAAGTTAAAGGAAGTACTCGGAGATACAGGTCAGTCGCTTGCAACAGCAGCTACAACTGATCTTGAAGAAAGCACG